TGGTAGCATAGCAGGTGGCAGTGCATCAGAAGGTAAGGTCCTAAAGGCTAACTTCTTAGACAATACTCCAGCACTTAAGACATTGAGAGAGCGTGTGGGTAAGGCATCCGATAAAGGATACTTGAAAGCTTTGGATGGCAGGCATGTTAGAGTAAGAAGTGAGCACGCCTCATTGAATTTCTTATTGCAGAGTGCAGGTGCTATAATAGCTAAGAGAGCTTGGGTTATCTTTCACGAGATTGCTAAGGGACTACAGTATAAACAGCTTGGTGTTATACATGATGAGATACAAATTGAGTGCAGTCCAGAGGATGCAGAGGAAATAGGTAAGCTGGCAGTCAAGGCTATGGAATTGACAACAGACTATTACAAATTGAACTGCCCGATAACAGGTGAATATAAAATAGGAAGGAGTTGGAATGAAACACACTAAGAATACAATTTGGGAAAGAAGAAAAAAGATAGATAACATTAATCCAGAGCATTACACACAAGGGATAGAATGTATAGATTATATTACCTCAAAAAACATGAGTTTTCTTGAAGGCAATGTGGTAAAATATGTCACTCGATACAGGATGAAGAATGGATTAGAAGACCTAGTAAAAGCACAATGGTATCTGACCAGACTAATAGAAGATTTTAATGAGGGAGTAAGTAAATGAGTAAGAGTATACAAACATTAATACCAGACATCTATGACACACTGCAGTCTAAGAGTTATTCTGGCGATTTAAAATCAATAGCTAAGCAGGCGGGCCATGAAGTAGAGGAAGCTATTAACAATGCCTTTACTCCATATGAACAGAAGACAAATTTAAGGATGTCTGGTATAGGCAGATGTGAGAGGGCACAGTGGTATGGTGTGAAAGGGTACACACAAGAGGAAATCGGAGGGAGTGTGTACCTTACCTTTTTGCAGGGCCATGTTCTAGAGGCTGTGATTGTGGCGTTGATTAAGTTAGCAGGGCACGAGGTTGAGGGTCAACAAGAGAAGCACACTGTAGAGGGCGTTAATGGCTCACAGGATTGCAACATTGATGGTGAGCTGGTAGATATTAAGACAGCCAGTGCTTGGTCTTGGGATAATAAGTTTACACCAACAGGAATAGCAGATGATGGCTTTGGTTATGTCAAGCAGTTGTCAGCGTATGGTAAGAATGCTAACAGGAAGCATGGGTATTTCTTAGCTTTAAATAAAAACAAGTCAACCCTAAAGTTATGCAAGCAAGAACTTGAGCAGGACATTGACACTTTCATTGTTGACTTAAAAGATAAGATGAAGTCAGACACACCACCAATGAGAATTGCCAAGGCCACTACGCTAACTAAGCAAGGTGAAGAGAAGCTTTGCATGACTTGTTCTTTCTGTGGCTTTAAAGAGCACTGCTATGGAAGTTTAATTGCTAGACCAATTCCATCTGGTAAAATAACTAATTACTTTGTTGACAATGTAGGAGCAAGTTTTTGAAACAGTTACCAGAATTTAAAGCTTTCATAGCATCTACTTATGATGCCTGTTTAATATGTGATGAGCTAGAGATTGAGCCAGAGGATTTGTTAGATGCCTTTGAGGATAAATTATTAGAAAAGAGGGACAGATTTTTAGAGGACTTTGAGGAGTCGTGATGGAAACAGAATATATAATATTAAGTAGTGTGTTAATAATAGCTGGTGCTATTGTTGTACATTTTACAAACAAACAAGCGTATGAGAAGGGCATAACTACTGCTGTGTTATTGCACAGAGAAGGCAGGCTAACTTATACAGATTACTATGATGATGACGGTGAAAGAATGGTAGACATTGACATCGCACCAATGGAGGAAGAATGAATACATTACCAAATGATTACCAAAACTTTATAGCACTAAGCAGGTATGCTAGGTGGCTACCAGAAAAGAAAAGAAGAGAGACATGGAAAGAAACAGTTGCTCGTTACTTTGATTTTATGGAAGACCATTTAAAGACTAACACTAACCAAGAACTTATACCAAAGACTAGAAAGATACTTGAGGATGCTGTTGTTAACTTAGAGGTTATGCCTAGCATGAGAGCATTGATGACAGCAGGCAAGGCACTAAAAGAAAACAACATAGCTGGGTACAACTGTGCCTACCTAAGTGTTGACCATTGGAAAGCATTTGATGAATGCTTGTATGTTCTAATGCATGGTACCGGTGTAGGCTTTAGTGTTGAGAGACAGTTCGTTAATAAATTACCAAATGTTCCCCCAAGCATGGTGGATGTTGATGACACAATTGTAGTACAAGATTCTAAGGAAGGTTGGCAGTCCGCATTCCGTAAATTAATTACTTATTTGTATGATGGTGAGATGCCTAAATGGGACTTCTCTAAAGTCAGGCCAAAGGGAGCTAGGCTTAGCACCTTTGGTGGTAGGGCCAGTGGACCAGAGCCACTAGTTGACCTGTTTAACTTCTCTACTAATTTATTTAAGGATGCTGTTGGTCGTAAACTAACTAGCTATGAGTGTCACCGTATGATGTGTAAGATTGCAGAAGTGGTAGTTGTAGGTGGTGTGCGTAGGTCAGCACTAATGTCATTATCTAATTTAACTGATGAGCGTATGCGTAGTGCTAAGTCTGGTCAGTGGTGGAGTGATACGCCAGAGATGGCACTGTCTAACAACAGCGTGTGCTATACAGAGAAGCCGGACATTGGTATCTTCATGAAAGAATGGACATCACTATATGAGTCTAAGTCTGGTGAGCGTGGTATCTTCAATAGAGAGGCGGCCATCAAACAAGCAAGTAAGAATGGAAGGCGTGATATTAATCATAACTTTGGTTGTAACCCTTGTAGTGAAATACTATTAAGAGACGGACAGTTCTGTAATTTAACTGAGGTAGTTGTTAGGGCAGAAGACACACAAAGTGACATACTTCGTAAGGCTAGACTAGCTACCATACTGGGTACATTCCAAGCATCTTTGACTGACATCAAAAGATTAAGACCTAAGTGGGTACATAATACAGAAGAAGAAGCCTTATTAGGTGTCAGTTTAACTGGTATAATGGACAACAGTTTTATGAACGGCTCTGTTGACTCAGACAAGTTACCTAAATTCCTTGCTAAAGTTAGAAAAGAAGTTGTAGAAGTAAATAAGCATTGGGCAGAGTTAATGGGTATTAGTCAGTCCACTGCTACTACTGCTATTAAACCTAGTGGTACAGTTAGTCAGTTAGTTGACAGTGCTAGTGGTATACATACTAGACATAATGATTATTATTTGCGTAGAGTTAGAGCAGACTCTAAGGACCCAATAGCACAGCTCATGGAAGACCAAGGTATTCCTTGTGAAGTTGATGTTATGAAGCCTAAGAGTGTTAAAGTATTTACATTCCCTATGAAGGCACCTGATGGAGCTGTACTTAGGAATGATAGGACCGCAATAGAACAGCTAGAGTTGTGGCTTACTTACCAGAGACATTACTGTGAGCACAAACCTAGTGTTACCATCAGTGTGCGAGAGCATGAATGGATGGAGGTAGGTGCATGGGTGTATAAACACTTTGATGAAGTCAGTGGTGTTAGTTTCTTACCACACTCTGACCACTCATACCAGCAAGCACCATATGAGGACTGTACTAAGGCAGAGTACACAGCACTGGCTAAGAAGATGCCTAAGTCTGTGGACTGGAACCTAATCAGTCAGTATGAATTAACAGATATGACAGTAGGTACTAAAACCTTAGCATGTACTGGAAGTATCTGTGAACTCGTTGATTTAGTTGAAGAAGAGAGGGATGTAGAATGAGCACAATAGTTTTAATCTTGTTATTGCAAATAGCAGTGGTAACTTTATCGGGATGTAGTCAATTCGATAACATGGTGGCTCAACAGAAAGATATAAATGGTAATTTAACCTGTCAACCAATAGATGCAGTTGGGTGCAAAGGATGGGTGAAATGAGAGTCAGCCTAATTAAAAAGTTATGGAAAGAAAAGGTCGAGATACCTGTTCTACAAAGACAAGTAGATAAAATTCTCAAGAAAGCTTATGTTAAACTAAAAAGGAGTAATGATGTTAGATAAGATAATGAAAGGTGCAGATGGTGCAATAG